TGAAAGGCCAAGGTATTGACTTAGATGCTTTACTTAATGAAGCCACTGAACTACAAGTTGAAGCAAATAACGCAATAAGACTCAACGAGGCCAAACTAGTAGACTTTACTTTAAAAGGAAACAAGAAAAAAGCAGACGACAAAGTAGAGCAAGAAAAGAAAGCTAATAAAAAAGTAATAGATGAGAGAGGAAAGTTAATTGCTCAGATAGAAAAACTTGAAAATGAGTATTATGATTCTTTACTAACTAAGCAACAACGAGAAGAAAACGCAGTAAGGGAAAAGTATTTCAATCTAATGGATTTAGCTATTCAAAATGATTTAGATACGTTAGTACTAGAAGAGGCTCAACAGGCAGCACTACAAGAGATAAGAGATAGGTTCGCCCAAGAACAAAAAGATAAAGATGACCAAGACGCTAAAGAGTTAAAGGAAAAGAAACAGCAACAATTAGAATCAGCATTTACAAGCGCAGAGAATCTTTTAAAAGCCGCCGAAGCATTAAACACAATCTTCCACGGTAAAGAACTCAAACGAATAGAGGCTAAAAAGAAACGAGGTGAGAAATTAACAGCCTCAGAAGAAAAACGTTTAAGAAAAGAAGCGCAGATTCAAAAGGCATTCGCTATAGCACAAATCGCAATAGACACAGCAAGAGCAATATCAGCAGCAGTAGCAGCGGGCGCAGCCATTCCTTTTCCGGGTAACATCCCCGCAATAATCGCAGGAGTAGCAGCCGTATTAAGTAACGTAGCAGCAGCCTCAGAGATTCTAGGATCCTCACCAGAAATAAGCGCAAGCGCAGGAGGTGGAGACATAGCAGACTTAACAGAAGACGCTTCACAAGACGCACCTGTTCAAGCCTTAACAGAAGGCAGTACTTTACTTAACAACGAAGTCCAACAGGTAGTAGTAGTAGAATCTATTACAGACGGGATTAATAGCGTGGGAGTAATAGAGGCGCAAGCGAGTTTCGGTTAAATATAACAAACACAATAAGATATTATATTATAAAGTATGGAGTTAATTGAGTTAGAAATCCCTGAAGGGGAGCAATTAGATTTTCAGATAGCCTTTGTAGATGCGCCCGCGATTGAATCAGATTGGATTGCATTTGATAAAGTTAAGCAACAATTTCAGATTGAATCTAAAGATAAAAGAATCGTTTCAGGATATGCTATGATAGCAGACCTTCCTATTCTTAGAAGAGATGAATCTAAAGGTGAGTATCACGTTGTATTTAGAAAAGAATCTATACAAAAGATTGCTTTAAACTTTATGCGGAACGGCTTAATGAAGAATACAAACCTAGATCACACGACTGGAAAATTCCAAAGTGGTGTCTATGTGTTTGAATCTTTTTTAATTGACTCAGAGAGAGGTATGAAAGCGCCCGACAAGTTTGCACAAGAGGCAGACGGTTCATGGTTTATATCTATGAAGGTAGAAAATGATGAGGTTTGGCAGTCAGTCTTAGACGGAACATTTAAAGGTTATTCAGTAGAAGGTTTATTTGAAGAGAGTTTTTCAAAACAACTTGAATCCGTATTCAACAAGTATTATAAACATAACAAATAAGTATCAATTTTATATTATAAACAAAAGAGTAAATTATGAGTTTTAAAGAGGACGTAAAAGCTTTACGAGAAAAATTCAGTCTTAAGGTAGTTGATGTTATTCCTGCAAAGGAAATAGTAGACGCTGCAAAAGAGATTGAAAAAGGAGTAAAGTTCGATAAAGAAAAATTTGAAGACGTTACTTTGTTAGACGGTACAATGATTATGGTAGAGCCAGACGTTGAAGTTGGAGCTGCTGCGGTTATTATGCAAGACGAAATCGCTCAACCTTTACCAGTAGGTGAATATGAACTTTCAGACAATAGAGTTATAATCGTTGAAGAGGCGGGTTTAATCGCCGCTGTAAACGAGCCAAACGCTGAAGAAGAAGTTGAAGTTACCGAAGAGTTAAAGGAAGACGACAAAGTAAAAGAAGCAAAAAGAGTAATTGAATCAATCATAACTGAAAAAGTTTTTTCTGAATTAAAGAAAGAAGTTCAAGAAATGAAGGAAGCATTTACAAAACAAATCGAAGACTTAGCACAGTTTTATTCAGATGATAAAACGGAAAGAGTTGAGTTCAAGACAGAGGTTATTGATTTAATCGAAAAGATTGGAGAAGAGCCAAAAGCAGAACCTACACAAAAGAAGTTCAAAGGGTTTGAAAAGAAAGAGAACTATTTTATTAATACTAAAACTAATTAAAAATGAGTTTTGACGTAACAGCCTTAGCGGCTTATATTGAAGACCAAGATTTCCCATTGATTGCACAAATGCAAGCAACAGGAGGTTTGGCACAGTATGTGAATATCCAAACAGGGATTAAAGAAAATTCACATTTACAATTTTTATCTACAGATGTAGTCTTTGCGGCTGATGCTTGTTCAAGAGTAGGAGCAGACACAACTACATTCACCCAAAGAACCTTAGCGGTTGGAGCAATCCAAATCTCTGAGAACCTTTGTACTTTAGACCTTAACGGATTCTGGACGCAAACAATGGTTAAAATGGGCGCAGCAGGAGAACAAGAAATTCCGGGAGCGATTGAAAAGGTATGGATGGATAAGAAAATTAATGCTATCCAAAATCAATTAACTACTTCAGATTGGCAAGGTGATACTGGGTCAGGTACAAACAACCTTTCTTACTATGACGGTGCATTGAAAATTATTGATGCAGATGGGACAGTAGTAGACGGAAACACAGGAGCAGTAACAGTAGCAACTACTATTTCAACTACTAACGTGCTTGCAATATTAGACGCTATGTGGACAGCCATGCCGGATAATATCTCTGAAGCAACTGACCTTAGTTTATGGGTTCCTACTTCAGTTTACAAAAAGTATGTTGTAGCACTTAAAAACGCAAATCTTTTCCATATCTCAGTAGAGGACGGAGCAGAGAAGTTTTACGGAACTACTGTTAATATTAGACCTACAGTTGGTCTACCGGGAGCAGCAGGAACAGAAAGAATGATTCTTACTAAAGATTCTAATATGACTATTGGAATGGATGGTCAAGGAGATGAAGAGAAAATGGAAATATGGTATTCTCAGGATGATAGAGTAAATAAATTCAATGTTAACTTCAAGAGAGGTTACCAACACGCATTCGGAAACGAAATCGTAGAGTTTACTTTAGTACCTTAAGATTATCTTAATAATAATATTAGGGGGTGAGAATCCCCCTTATTTAAACTATAAATAATGGCAGCATTAGAACCATGTCCGTTAACGCAAGGATTCACTTACGAGTGTGATGATTCAGCAGGAGGTATCAAGCAAGGCAGTATATTAATTTCCGCTTGGCAAAACGTTACTGCAAACACAATCGTAGCAGGTGAAGTAACCGTGTTAACACAAGAGGCAGCAACAAGCTTCTACAGATACGAGGTTAAAAAGAATATAGGTAATGCGGTTACTACTGAGAATCATGATCCAGTAATGGGGACTACATTCGAAGAGACAGTAATGAGCTTTACTTTAAATAAACTTTCTAACACTAAAAATGTAGAATTAAAACTATTGACTTCTAATCCGGTTATTGTAATCTATCAAGATTTAAACGACGTTTATCACATGATAGGTTTAGACAACGGAGCAGAAAAAATGGGAGGAACAAACGGGAGCCAAACAGGTCAAGCATTCGCAGACCAAAACGGCTATCAATTAGCGTTCACTTCACAAGAGAAAAACTATCCTTACACAGTAGATTCTACTGTAATAAGTGGGTTGACAATTGCATAACAATTTAAGGGGGGTTTGTTCTTAGGAGTAAACCCCTTTTTTTAATATCTTTATAAAATGAATTTAAGAAAGGAATGTATAGGTAGTGTAATGACAGTTAAAGCCCCTAACGGTTATACTGTTACGATTACTATTGAAGATGATAAAAGACTCTTTAAGAATTACAAATTTTTAGGTTTAGACGTATTCGAAACAAAGAAAGGTGAATCTACAAAAAGCACAGACTAATAATAATATCCCCTTAACACTTGTTGAGAAGACTACAATCGGTTCGCCTGTCTATTTGTTTGAATGGCAGAACGACCAAACGAAAGTAAAATACTATGCGATATGTCAAGATGTATCAGTAGCAGGAGCAGCAAGAGAAAGGAGTAACTTATTTGACATTACATTGGGAGTATCAGACCCTTTGAACTCATCATTGATAGTAGGAAATACAGGGCGTTATCATATTACAGTTTGGGAACAAACAAGCACAACGAACTTAGACCCGACATTATCAACGGGAGTAGTTTTTAGAGGTACTTGTAATATCTTTGACAACGAGCCTTCACAATATAACGCACACCAAATAACAATAACTTATACAGCGCATGAACCAACCATCTAATTACTTTATCGGAGCAAGTGGGAAACTCATGCAGTTCTCACATAAAGTTCCTACATTCATTGAAGAGCCTCGGACTGATTGGGTAGTATGGGGACATGAAAAAGGTTCAAGAGAAGATAGGAAATGGAATAACCTTTACGGGGATTATTTAATATGGCTTTATAATTCAAGCGCAAAGAACAACGCTATAATAAACGGCAAAAACACTTATGTAGTAGGTGAAGGATGGGGAGTTAAATACCCAACAGAAGCGAGCAAACAGGCTTTAGATGTTAAACTAAAAGCGAATGCGTTTATAGGAGAATTAGAAGATTCTAAAATTACAAGAGATTTATCACTAGATAGAATCTTATTCGGCGGTTTTTCTGCGGAGATGATACCCAATAAAAAGAAGGATAAAGGCGAAGCTCATCATATTGACTTTTCAAAGATAAGAGTAGCGAAGAAAGAATACCATGAAGAAGGAGAAAACAAAGGCAAGATTAAACCAAGAGTTTATTATTTTACTTCAGATTGGAATAGTAGAAAACCACAAGATAATCCAGATTGGACGGTTTTCCATGAGTTCATGTGGGATTGGTCAGAGCTTGAATCAAGCAAAAAGTATTTAGTTTATTACAAAGATTATAGGCCAGACTTAGGAGACTACCCGCTTCCTGAATATATTGGCGCAATACCTTACATAGCGGCAGACTACGAAATATCAAACTTTACTTACAACAATGTACGTAATGGATTTAGTGGGGGTTACTTAGTTAATTTTTATAACGGTTCACCTACTGAAGTTCAAAAGGCACAAATAGAATTACGTTTTGATGAGGCTTTAACAGGCACAGACAACGCAGGAAAGGTAGTTAAAAGTTTTAACGAAGATAAGGATTCAGGAGTAGAGATAACACCTTTACAAGCAAATGGGCAAGATGATAGGTTTATAAATCTAAACGAACAGATTAGAGATGAAATCTACACAGGGCATAATTTCAATCCTACCCTAATAGGATTAAAAAACAGTACAGGCTTTAATAACAACGCAGACGAATTAAGAGTAGCCTCAGAGATGCTACAAACTACTTATGTAACAAAACAACAAAGAGTATTAGAAGACTTTTTTAATTCATTAGCAAAGCTTAACGGGGTTCAGGGTGATTTCTTTATTGAGAGATTAATGCCAATACAAGAGCCAGTAGATACGGCAGAACTTTCAGAGATACTCACAATGAACGAGAGAAGAGAGTTGGCAGGGTTTTCACCTATTGAGGGCGGGGATACTATTAGTACCTCAACAACGTTTATTAATCAGTTCAAGAAAACCGATCCTTTAATAGAGGCTTTTGCTAATTGTGGTATTAACGACTCAGAGCTTATTGAGATAGATTCAAGAGAGTTATTTGCAGAAAGCACAGAGGACGCAGAGAATCAAGGTAATAGATTTAAGTTTGAATCTAAGAAGGCTAACGCTTTACTTGGTGTTATTAACGCAGACCCTTCACAGACTAAACCACAACTAAGAGAGATTACAGGTCTTTCAGAGAGTGAGTTAAACGGGTTACTTTTAGAGCTTGAAAATGATGGTTTACTAGAAGACGGAATACCAACAACAGAAGGCAGCAAAGTTAAATCTGAGGTGTTTGTAGTTTATAAGTACGGTTTAAGAGCCGGACAATCTACAGAGATTTTAAAGACAACTAGACCCTTTTGTGAGAACTTAGTAAAACTTTCTAAGAGCCGTAGTTGGACTATATTAGATATTCAAGCTATGAACAACGAACAGGGCTTAGATGTGTTTACTTCAAGGGGTGGCTTTTGGCACGATAAAAAAGTAGATGTAACTCATCCGTATTGTAGGCACATTTGGATTCAAAAACTAGTAACACGTAAATAATGGCTAGACAATTAATGATAAGCGAAACATTCTTAAAGGAGAACAGCCCTATAGATGAGAATACAGACATGAAGTTAATCAATCCTACAATTTGGAGGTGTCAAATACAGTACATTCAGAACGTATTAGGAACGGCTTTGTATGATGCTATTCTAACCAAAATACAGGCCGACACTTTAGCGGGTGACTATTTAACGTTAGTAGATGATTACTGCGCGGATGCTTTACAGTATTGGGTAATGTATGAAGTACAGATTCCCTTACTTGTTAAGTTTAGAGATAAATCAGTGAGTAAAAAGAACTCTACTAACTCTACTCCAATAGATACTAAGATGCTATCAAGGGTAGAGAACAGATACAAAGATAAAGCTGAATACTTTACTAAAAGAATAAGCGATTATCTATGTACTAATTCCGCACTCTTCCCAGAGTATAACACCGAAAACGAATTAGACGAAGTAAGACCTCACGCGGGGGTTGCTAGTACCTCTCTTTTTCTAGGAGCAACAAGTAATATTTGTAGAAGTCGTGAGTAAAAACAAAGGAAATAATAAAAATATAGACAAGAAACTAGCTCAATATGTTAAGTTACAATCAGATAATAGAAAAGTTCGAAGAGTTCGCAACGAATCACTTTGTAATAGAGTCGTACGGAACGGGTGAAGCGTTTCAGATTGTAGAACACAACAAACTTAAAAACCGTAAATACCCTATGATGTGGGTGGAAGATCAACCCTTTCCATTCTCTAAGCAAGATGTTGTGTATTCTTTTAGAGTTTATTTTCTTGCACAGGTAGCAACACTTAAAAACGCTACCACCACCACCCTAGAACAGACTAATGTAGTAGAAGTTAAGTCCGATATGCTCCAAGCGGCGCAAGATTTAATGTCCTTTTGGGTACAAGACCACAACTACGCAGAGCTAGACATAGATAAAAACACTCTCGCAACACCTTTTCATGATACTTTAGAGGACTCTTTAACGGGGTTTTACATAGATATTAAACTAGAGCAAGCCTTTACTTATAATTCGTGTATTATTCCAATGTCAGGAGTAACACCACCAACAACAGAAGGCGTAACAATTACAATAAACGGCTTAAGTTTCACGACTACAGTTTGTGGAGGCACTGAAGACATACCCGTAAAGGATACTACAGGGCTTGCAGTAGGCTCTAAAGTAGGCTCTGAGTGGATAGTACCCTCAGCAGGAGGCTCTACGGTGTATGATATTTTATTAAACGGTGTAGATACGGGTCAAGATTTAGATATGGACGGCACTAATCACACAATAAATTTAAGCTAAATGGCGACTTTAAATATAACCATACCAGACGCAGACGAATCCACAAAAGGTATTGCAGAAGTAGCAACCCAAGCGGAAACGAATACAGGAACAGACGACACTAGAATACTGACCCCTCTAAAATTAGAGCAAAGTGATTTAGTACAAACAACAGTAGCGGCCAATACTGCTAAGACAACAAACGCGAACCATACAGGAGATGCAACAGGAGACACAGCTTTAACCCTAGCAACAGTTAATTCAAACGTTGGAAGTTTCACAAACGCAGATATAACAGTAAACGCAAAAGGGCTTATTACGGCAGCATCAAGCGGAACAAGCGGCGGTGATAACTTATTATTCCAGTTCTTCAGTACGTCCAACACCGGACTAGCAGACAGTACTACTTATCACATGGGTCAAATGGCAGGACTTTCAACGGGTGCAAATGGATTTAAAAGAATCACAATGCCTGCGGGAACAATCACAGAGGCTTATATTTCAATTTACAACGCCTCAACTTTTGGAACATCAGAGAATATAACTATTAATTTCATATCAAATGACGGCGGTACAAGCGACACTATCACAACAGTAATGCAAGCCGACCTAAGAAATAATACACTAGTAATAACCGGATTATCTTTTACAATAGTAGAAGGAAATACTTACATAGATATAGTGGTTCCTATTATGGTAACTAACCCCGCCGCTGCTCAAATATCAGTATCAGTTAAAATAGAACCATCATGATAGAAGAAATAGAATACAAAAAACAAGGAAACGCCACAGATAGTTGGATTATTAGAAGATGGGAAACGGCAAAGAAAAAGAATTTAATCTTTATTGATATAGTCTATACCGACCCTTCAATAGAAGAAAAAACAGATATGTCTAAAGTAGACTTATCAACAATGACAAGCGAACAACTAACTCAATTAAAGACTG